GTTAGTGCTGTCGGTAAGGTGCGTGTGATGTTGCTCCCTTTATTGTCTTGATGGTAGCTGGTTTGCATAGTGAACGCCTCCAAGGCCTTGGTCTTGGTTAGGTGCATTTTTGCATTCCGTTCGGCTCGATCAGGATGGGTATTTGGTAGCGGTGTGCACTACTCCTGCCATGGTTTGCAAGTGCCACGTGGTGACACAGCAAACAAGTTGCAATGAACCTGGGCTGGAGCCTACTCCCCAGGCGGACTGGACGAGTGCCAGCCAACTCCCTCGAGGGAGGCTCCCTCGTTGCCAGAAGTCATTGGCGTAAAACTGCCTTTCACCTTAAGTACAACTACACCATGAGTAACGTGTCGGAGTATAGTACTGCCTATACATCACCCTTGGTGGAACAGATCCGTGCTGACCACACGCGATCTTGGGTAAGAGAGTTGTATTTGAGTTCAAACGGAAGGAGAATCCACAGGACGCGATATCGTCCTGAGGTCGTGGTTCGGGACACTGCTGCAAGCACTCCCGGTCGCGTGGAGGGTGGTGGCCCCTCCGAGGTGGGTATTGAGATCTCACAGTCTGATCCAGGTCTTGAGATTCAAGCCGCCAGGCCACAAGGACCATCTGAGGAGGAATTAGCCATTGTCGAATTTCGGCGCAGACTTAAGCTCGTGCAGCAGCATGCAGCCGTGGTCGGCAGCCTTAGAATGACGGCAAGGCAACAGCAGCTCGATTATGAACGGGCGCATCCACTGATAGTAGGGGTGCGTCGGCTGGTGTTTGCAGGGGTTGCGGGACCCATTTTGGTTCCCTATATCGCCTGTCATTACCTCTACAGAGAAGCCGCTTTTTATTGGCGCCAATTCTCTCGTTGGTTCTTTGGTAATCCCTTTGAACTTGTTAAGAAGAGAGAATTGATGTTATGCGCCAAATGGGGGGTCGATCATGACCTCTATTCGCACCTTGCTCGGAAGGCTGCGTTCACCTTACGTTCGACAACACGTCATCTCGAGCTGAAAAGTCGGGCTGAGGCGTGGGTGAAAGAGCATCGGGAAAATTGGCCCGAGGACCGTGTGTATGACCAGGTACTACGGGCCACAGCTCTGGTAATGTCCGAGACCCCAACAGAAGGTGCTGCCAAGCAACTGGTGGGGTATTACTCAACGGCCCTGATGCGAGCAAACTCTTATGCTCGCTCAGGGACGACGGGGCCATGGTGGACAACCGTGGCCAACGTCCCACTCCGCTGAGGCTGCCCTGTCATCCGGGGAGCGGTTTGCGCCTGGGGGAAGTCTTTACGACCTCTCGCCCCCGGGTGCAAATTGATATCCGTTCCCGAGGATGATGGGGTGCAGCATGGCAGGCGGGTGGCGCACATGCCACTACCCCCCCTGCCGGAGATGCATTTTACGTTTGTGCATGAAGATTGCGTGCACAACCAGGTAGTGGCACTGCACAATAGGGTGATGGGGGAGGTTCCTGTTCCCACCAGGACAGGTCTACTCCGGTTACGTCGTATGGCACGGATCATCCAGCGAAGTTTACCCCACGTTCCACAACAAGACCTTTATGATATGGCCCTCTCATACACTGGCGCTAAGAGACGCAAGTATATGGAGGCTACGGACAAGCTACTGCGGTTGGGTAACTTGGGTCGTAGAGATGCATCTGTTAAGATGTTCGTGAAGTGTGAGAAGATACAGTTCACAAGTGGAAAACCCAACCCAGATCCTCGAGCTATTCAGTTCAGGGATCTGGTGTTTAATTGTGCAGTCGGTCAGTTCCTTAAACCCATGGAACATTTGTTATACAATCTGAAAGGCAATGGCGCTAATGGGTTGCCTCCAAGTCGAGTTATTGGTAAAGGCCTTAACCAGGGCCAGCGTGCTGACTTATTGCTTGGGAAAATGGGTCGGTTTCATCGACCCTGCGTCTTATCGCTTGACGCATCCAGGTTTGATCAACACGTTGATGAGAAGTTATTGCAGTTAGAGCACTCTTTTTACCTGCATATGAATGGTGACGCCCAATTTAGGCGCTACCTATCTTATCAATTGGTGAATCGAGGTGTATCCTCTAAGGGTGTTCGATATGTTACTAGAGGCAAACGGATGTCAGGCGACATGAATACAGCATTGGGTAATTGCATCCTGATGGTATTGATGGTCGCAACCTTCATGGAAGGAAGGAAATATGACCTGCTTGACGATGGTGACGATTGTTTGCTACTAATAGAGGAGGACGATCTTGTTTGGGTAAATAACCACATAGCCGAGGAATTTCTGTCTTACGGGATGGAGATCAAGGTGGAAGATCGCGTGGCTAAGACAATGCCGGCGGTCGAGTGGTGTCAAGGCCACCCAATTAGATGCCCAGAATGGAGATTTGTACGCAATCCATTTAGGGTCATGTCCCGAGCTCTTATTGGACAAAAACTTCTCACCGGAATCCGTGGACGGGCCGCGCTCATGAACACTATTGGTTTGTGTGAATTGGTCCTTAACCGCGGAGTACCAGTACTCCAGGAGTATTGTCTCGCTCTAATTAGGGGGAGTGGGACAAAGCGCATTGTTAGCCTAATGGGGGCAGTAGATGATAATGCAGCGCTGAGAGTGAAGAAAGAGCTCAGTGCATTAGGCTTAAAGGAGCTAGTGGACGTCACCCCCATAGACGTCTGCGACCAAGCGCGGTTTGACTTTACCGAGGCTTGGGGTGTCGACATCTCTACCCAAAATGCATGGGAGAATGAACTCAGGAATTGGAACCCCAATGTCCTGGGTGGTGAGATCCAGGAGTTTCCTATTGATGTGCAACAATGGTTATTCCATGATCACAACCCTGACCGGGTCTCATTATAACGACACATGACCTGAGCAAGTCATTAAACTGCTTCAGCTGGGCGGCAGCTGCAAGTCGCTATGGGGTTTCTCATTTTAAATAGCCCAAAACGGTGGGTTCACCCTTAAAACTTCCGTGCTAACCAGAATGCCAAGAGACTGCACGGCGCTGCCCTGATCATTAGGGAATGAGAGATGTACAGTCCTCTAGCTCTAGAGGATCCCATACCAGAGCATGACGAAACGCAAGACCAATAAGACCTCTGAGACGAAGCTAAATGCCCCAGTCTCCAAAGGAATTAGCTCCACCAAGCGTGGACCCCGAGTCACTCCTAAAGGAGACGGAGGGGTCATCGTGTCCAACACGGAGTACATCCAAGATGTCTCAGATAGCGGGATCACGGGTATTGACATCAACCCCGGACTTACCACCTCCTTCCCGTGGTTATCTAAGATGGCCCACAATTTCGAGTCTTATCGATTTAAGAAGCTTGTATACCACTATACACCCACTTGTTCAACTAGCACAGCTGGTATTATTGTTCTGGCAGTGGATTATGATGCGTCAGACGGACCCCCAGGGGACAAAGTTGCTCTATCAAGCTTTGCAGGTAGTCAACGGATCAACCTGTGGTCAAGTACCAAGTTGTCAGTAGAACCTAAGTCACAACCCTACTGGTGGATAGTGAGTCCAGATACGTCTACCACTAACCCCCCTGGGACGGATATTAAATTATACGAACCAGGGATCTTGTTTTATGGGGTGTTTAACACTTCAGGGACAAGTGGGACGACAGTGGGTGAGCTTACAGTGGAATACGAAATCGAGTTCAAGACACCCCAGACGGCTACAGTCCTTGGTCCTTGCGCGATGATAACTTCGCAATACGGATCTGGCCAACATTCATCGAATTTGATGGATGGGGCCATTGTCAAAACTAATGCCGATTTCCTGGCCTCGGGAAATAGTATTACGTTTAAGACACCCGGACAGTACCTTGTGGACTTGGTCATGAGTGGCCAAACCACAACGGCGGCGGATATACACTCCCTGTATAACATTAGCTACACATACAAGGGGGTGACAACAACGATCGCCTGGGCGGACTATGCGGGTGTCACAGGAACCACTGCGACTGCGGGTTTCTGGGGAAGCTTTACCGTTTCCGCGGAAGGCGGCAGCGTTATTTCGCTTGTTGCCACATCTGCGGCAACCTCTGCAGCGATCCTATACCTGGTTCATGCCAGGGTGGCTAACTATCTGAAGACACTGGGGTGATGGCGTTTCGCCCGCGCGAATCCTTGATGGGAAGTAGGGGTCCCCAACCCCGCGCGTTAGATGGGCGCCGTACAGATTTGTGCGGTGGGCCTGCTCCTACCAGGAGTGTGACTAGGCTAGGTGGTTGACTGTTGAATGTAAGGTATGTGGTTTGGGTTGTAGGTGTCACTTTGTGGCTAGGCAGGACTCTGCAAGGGAAGTGATTACCCTTGCATTCCAGAAGCGCCGATTCTACGACGTCATTCGAAGACGAAGGATGTGTTGGTCACACATTCGTGGTCGAACCTTCTCACTATACACAGTTAGCTGATCTTGCCCACCCCCCTGGATGGCCTTGGTGGTGCTCAGTAGACCACCCGTGAAAGATCCAGATTCACGTTAGGTTCTGGCGAGAGGTCCCCCAGTCGAAGCCATAGTTTCCCGCTATGGCATCTCCACTTCCGTGGAGAGGGCGAGTGCTGGGCTACCACCGGGAGACCGGGATACAAATCCAATATATCAATTAAGATAAGTGAATTATCACGC